ATTTTTATTTATTTTACAACAGGAATAATATGCTCGAAAGAGAAAAACTGTTGGGGCGAACCTGTGCCCAAGGGAGTGCCGTTTTAAAAACTAGACGACTCATGTCTAGTTCGGCTAGGAGAACGAATAAGCTAGGGAATCCCAATTCAGGGGTTCCATCACTAACTCATCCTTTAAAACCGCATGACTAAGTAGTGGATTAGTCAGCGATCCCTGATTGGATATTGCTTGATACTTTTATGCGAAACGAGTGAACACGGTCTAACCCAATTAAGTGCCGCTTCCGCCTGAATCATGTCTTGAGGAACGAGTGAACACGGTCTAACCCATTTAAGTGCCGCTTCCGCCTGAACCTTGCAGCTTGTAACATATGCTAATCCAAGTGAGAGATTGAGTCTTGTAAAACGAGTGAACACGGTCTAACGCACTAAAGTGCCGCTTCCGCCTGAAACAACAAGGCTATACTCTCCTCCACAATAAATTCCAACAAACGAGTGAACACGGTCTAACCCAATTAAGTGCCGCTTCCGCCTGAATGAGTGCTTTTGAACGAGTGAACACGGTCTAACGCATTTAAGTGCCGCTTCCGCCTGAACTAGGGCATGGTCAATATCGTGGAAAGTCTGATAATTAAGAGTGTGGCTTCCACACAATTCTGGAACTAGAGCTTCCAGACTAAGAACGAGTGAACACAGTCTAACCCAATTAAGTGCTGCTTCCGCCTGAACATTACAGTCCTACTAACTCTTGACAAGGTCCAAGTTTTGAACGAGTGAACACGGTCTAACCCAATTAAGTGCCGCTTCCGCCTGAACTAGGGACTCAGACATAATATTGCCCGTATTTAACGAAAGTTCCAGGCAACACAAAGTTGTTGTAGAAGCCCGAAGCTATGGCGACATATTGATACCAACGGGAAAGTGTGGTCTGGAGCGTATTTACTGGACTTGTCATCAAGCCCATCATCCAGGCCCACCATCCTACTGGAGTAGTGTCACCAAATATGATCTTAGCCGCGTCAGTAGTACTAACAACGGCCCATAGATCTGGTACTAATGCAGGACATGGCATTGGAAATTTTAATTCGAAGTCACGTCCCGCTGATATAAAAACGTCTCCTGGAGATGGACTCCTCAATAACACCGTAGAGTAGGAATTGTCAGTGAGAGTATCGGATAAGACGTTAAAAGTTACCGGAGAATCTGAATAATATGGCACTATCACATCCATTGGAGTTGATGAGACATCTTGCGCCACACTTGCAGTGGAGGCCAAACTATTAGCATAAGCTGTTAATTTCACTACTTCTCGAAGATCAACCGGTGGATTATTATTTATGTAGCCTGGCGACTCGATAGCCCCTGTGAATGGAACTATTGATGCACTACTATAAGAAGATAAACGAGAGGCTGCCGCTGGTGGTGTTGGCACAACTTTAAGGCGAACAGAACCTTTCGAAAACAAATATGTGATCCGTATCCAATTTAAGAAACTCTGAGGAATAGGACCTTGTACCACTGGGCCCAGAGGTTGTATATAAGACAGCCCCGGGGCATATGAAGCCAAGAATGAAGAGTAGTTCATTACATTATCTTGCTTAACAGACGAAATAGATGTGATGTCCGAAGTATCAGTGGGGGTAGCTTGTCCCACCGGTTCCGCTAATGTGGGAGCGTCCGTTTCCGGTGAATGCATTTCTGCAGATTGCGCCCAGAAAATCGGTTCCTCGTCCACCACAATATTTTCAGATATCCTCCTTTGCCAGCCCGATGCTGTAATATCATAGATATCATCAAATGACACTCCAAACCCAATTTGCTCAGTGGTGGACAACCCATCAACGAGCATCTTAAAGGCTTGCATATGCTGCGTAGGCATTCCAACCGTAGATAACGGCACAGGTAGATAAGACCCGAGCACGTCACTGGGTTTAAGGAAGCCGTACGTATCTGGACCAGTAGTGGCCACATAGATTTCCGCTGTTCCTTTCTGTCGGAGTTCAACAGTAATAGGGGGTATTGGAGACACCGACAAAGTAAGACTCGGCACTAGCTGAGGTGTAGTAGAAATTATTACATCTTGAGCTTGCACTGCCAACCTCGAGTCTAACTGGCGGAAAGCGGTCCAGGGATAAGGGGTAGGAATAAGGTTGCGTAGGATAGGGGGGGCATCCAACACGTAGCGACCAGACTCCAATTTAAACCGGGCAACGGGTATCTGGTTGTGTAAAACCAGTTTGTCCGTCACATCGGATATATACTTCCATACATCATCATTAGTGGAACTTGGGAGAGCTGGAAGCGTGTCTTCAGGGGAATTATTCGGTATAAAGTCACGCCAAACTGATCCATCAAATGATTTCTTAGTCGTAATAATTCCATATTCCGATGAGAATATAGAAGTCTCCAATGGGCCCGCACTAGGCAGCTCTAGTCTAGGCCAATACACCATATACTTTCCGGTAAGTAAAGGTGGCGTCAATGATGGTTTCTTACGATCCATAAACAAGGCGTTTTTATTATTCATACGAATAGCGCCCGTCTCCACTACAATAGATCCTAATTGCTCAGTATATCGAACTACTTCGCCCTCGGAATCATACTTACGCAGATCCAATAAGGGTTTGCCTTGCGGCGCGTTAGGTATAGGAGCACCGTCCCACACAGCTCGGGCTTGAGGTGGGGAAGTACCATCAATCAACGACTTAATATGACCGCTCAAGGAGCCGTCATATTGAACTATTGCATATTGCTCTGGTTTGGATGAGGGGGAAAAGTATGCAAACTTAGCACCGGCAATAGTATGATTTGTATTGAGGTTAATGACCACGTCCTGCGACTCACCAGTAAGTGGGTCGTAGGATGATAAAGCTACAACTATTCTACCACGAGGTAAAACAAAATTCACGCGGTCAACTGATCTCAAAATAACTCTGAACCACTTTCCTGATGGGGGATACAAGAAGTAGTCCAGGGTGCCATCAATGGCAGCATCCGAAAAGGCGGGAAACCCGGTCGTTACTGCCATTGGAACAGCCACTGCTCTCGAAGTGGTTGTCGTAGGAGAACTCTGCATGCGCAAAGTTAATGCGGAGGTGGTGGGGCCATCCACCGCAAAATCCGAGCCGGCTGCAATATACACAGCCAAACCATTCAGAGGAACTCCTGTGGCTGCAGTCTGGGCATATACGACGTCTGATAAATACACAAAATTCAGGAATCCATTATGTGCTCCAACTGCTAACATCTTCTTGACGGCCATCCAGGGGACGACGACCTCAAAAATGATGTTTTGATAAACGTCCACTATAGTTTTGGGGGTCAACGTTAGGACGTTCGAATTGGGAATAGGGGCCCAACCAATCATTATGCGACGGGAAGTAAAAACATTCCCCGTTACACGGAACTTGAACTTGATAGTTCCAGTCCAACGGCGAAACATGCGTGCATACCACAAAAGCGGATGCGTTAAAACATGCTCGCCTTGCTCAGGATTGGTTGCACCTATGGATGTCGTAGGGGCGACGGGAATTGATATTTCCATTTTGTCCGGTCCAAATGAATGAGTAGACAAAAGATGGTACTGATAGATGCGATCACGCATATCAGAAGCGACTGACGTGTTGCCATCAGGCGCATCACTAAGACTCAGATGGTGCTCCGAGCCTAGTACAACTCCTGTAGCAACATCAGCTATACAGCCTAGTTGTGCCCCGACCTGCTTAACCGTAGTAATAGACGTTTGCACAGAATCCATAAGTGATGACATAACTGCACCTGCTAACGCAGCTGCTTGAGCTTTGAAAAGGGGAATTCCAGATCTCTTTATTGTAATAGTTATGTCCTCAAACCCCATATGAGTATGCGCCACAGTCTGTGTCGTATCTTCCATTGGATGATCGGGAAGAGCCATAGATTCTTCATCAGAATTTGGCCGCTTCCTAAATCGACGTTGTACAGTAACCATCGAGTCGGATGGGCTGTACTTTTTCCGCCGACCTTCAGCTATAGCATAATACTCGTCCCAATTCAGTGGGGCGACATTCTTTTCAGCGTCGACTTTTAGGTGGGAGACATCAATATTAGCAGGAGCTGCAGGGGTTGCAGGATCAAACTTTTCCGGAGTTGTGACATCTGATATAGGGAACGAAGCAAATTCAGGATCATTCTTGGAGTTCGGTATAGCAAACTGTAGATTTCGGAATCGGGAGAAAACCGTAATCATAGCAGTATGTTCGGAATGCATAGTATTGTCAGCATAAGGGGTTAAGAACAAAGAACCATACTGCAAAAACTCCATTGATCGGATAGGTACATAATCTTGCTGGCCTAGGAAAGGAATAACTAGGTCGTGCCTACGGTTCTCTGACAAATCAATCTCTAGGTGGGGTAACTGAAATTGGCTTGTGAGAGATCCGATATAAAACCTATTAGTAAACATGGGGTATGGCAGCCAGGATGCCAACAATATCCCAAAGTTCAATTTATTGGTAGAGATCATAAGAGTGATCTCTATATCAAATCTCGCCATCTCAAATTGAGAGAACAAAGCTAAGATATGCGGCTCACGAAGTATATACTTTATCGGATATATCACGAGACCTGATGCCTTGAGAGAAAAAGATCCAACCAAGGTTGGCCGCTCAATAATAGAACTAAATGTGTTAATAGGGTACAAGTCCCTGGGAGGAGAAGTTCCAGGGAATAATTTAGTTTCAGAAGGTTGATTCGTATCCATAATCTGTAAGTTGTGCTTGGTCTCCACAAAATTCAGAGGATTAGTTGCTTGGCTAAAAGTGGATACATCCTTAGCCGACGAGCTTAATATATTTATTGATATTTGATTATTGGCGATCTATAAAACCTGATCAGGGTTGTTTTAAAAGGCTATACCACCCCACGCTGCCGACGCTTGTGTAAGGGTATTGGTCATGCGGATTTAAATTGTTGCTCCCAATGTAAGAATGTCGTCCCCGGCAATCTCAAATTGTGCTTATCGGCCAGATTCTGGAGCTTGCTTACCTCTTTCTCATAGGTAGCATAACCATGATGATACCATTCTTTCTTCGCTGATTCTATTATCTGTATCATCACGGCATCTTCATCAGGACAACGCCGAACCCAATTTAGCGTTTCCCGTATCACTTCCTCTGGCAATGGCGCAAAGACCATGGCCGAGGACACCCGGAACCTCCTTTTTAAATAAGTAATCTGCTCTACGGTCAGATAACTATACAGACCACCATCTTTGGTGGCCGCTCCATACTCCACTCCATATTCCGCCATAGCAGCTACCACCGCTGCCATATCAAACCATGGCACTTGGTCCGATACAGACATAAGGTTATCGTCTCCAAAAACCTTCAACTTCACATGCGTGTGAAATCGCTCAAGCGATGTTATCTGGTGGTTCTGACCCAGATATAAATAGCACACACGCACTAGCATACAATTTACAACACTATTGACAATAGTGGTGAGTGTGTTTCCAGACGGATTGCCGAACACTTTAAAGTAAGAGTAATCCTTAGAGACGTACACGCCATTGAAAGTCGAACGTATGAGAATATCCAACTCTTTCTCATACCCACCCAGAAATCGAGCTATAATTGATGGCACGTAACTAATACACTGCCAGGGAAGGCGCTTGTCATACTTAGAATAATCCCCTGCTATAAACTGGTCTCCCACAGTTTTCAAATCTTCCAAGAGCATCTTCCAGGCCATTGAATGGGGATTTATCCCTACTGAAATCTCTCCATACAGAGAATTCTGCATTATATGCCCTATGAACTTTCCACAATATCTCCGCAACAGAATGTTTAAGTCCATCGGCGCTACATTAAATAACCGAGTATTCTTTGAGACAACCTTCTCTAATGGGCGGCGCTCATCTTTTAATGTATCCATAAAGAAAGTGGGTGGCACATACCCCTCTACCAATCCTCGCTCTCGTAGTTCTAACTGCTCCTGCAGGAACAAACTGGGAGTATACTCCGTCGAACCATCACTTCTCTTCTCTCCCAGCAGGAAGCCTTTCTTACCGTTCTTCCCCTCTTTCATATCCACATAGGGATAACCCGGTGAAGTAGATACATCTATCTGTCGAATATACTCATCCCCCTCGATACCATTAATAGCTTCTGATATCGTGAGTAATCGAGCAGATTGTTTATATTCAGATGGCATACTCATTATCATATTAGCCACATCATTAGCTGCTGCTACTAGCATCCACTCCGGAATAGGCTTCTCAAACCCCACATTCTTCGCGGTCGCCCTCGCCAATGCCGAATCTCCTCCCCTCGTAGTTAAATCGGCTGGCGCTGTTACGGGATCATAGTACTCTCCTTGAAACATAGAAGGCCCTATGACAGTTTGGTGTGGTATATAGCGTTGAGTGCCTGATGGCGTCCCCCCTATCACCATCAGTTGATCTGACAACACTGCTTGGGCGCATGGCAAGCCCAAGTCAAGAGGAGCTACCCTAACAATATCAAGTTCTTCCATTGCGCCTTGGATCATCTCTTGAGTAACTATCGTGGCGTGCCCCTGATCACGATAAGCACACACATGAAATCCGAGTATTTTATTCTGGACACGTGGATCCATATGCGCTATCAAAGTACCGCAATCACCGTCGTCTGTGACTGCTGTATAGCCCACACTTCTAATAATATTGAGCATAGCTACCTTATGCTCGGAATGTGGTGCTAAATACGTAACTTGTCCGTGGAATTTACCGTCCACTAAAATGGACATAATACGCGCCAAATCTGTTTCGGAAGTACCACAAGCCCCCATTAATAATTTCTTCACATTCACTTTAGATAACTCCCCATCTGTTATAAAATGATGTATAATGTTTGGAAAAGATGGACATTGCTTCGGCATCTTCATAAATGCAACGTCCACTTCCGGATCTACTATCATGTCCAAATCCCCCATTCGGAAATTATACCTCCCCCCTAGAGGTTTAATAATAGAGAAGATCTCGTCATCTTTCAACATCTCCGGATCCTCCATGCCGCTCTGCAAAATGTGGCACGGAGCCATCAACAAATTATTGGACAGCATCAATCCATATAGCTTATTGTTACGAAACTCCAATCGGACCATATTGGTAGTAATAAGCTTTTGCATCACCATAGAGGCCTTTGCATCACTCGTCCCCTCAGCGAGCGGAGCTCGAACCCGAGAAAATTTACGCGTGACCGCAACGCGTTTAGTCGCCTGATCCCCTGACAAATGCGACTCTGCTTTCTTCTTGTTAAACCTGGTAGCCATTCGTATTACTTTCTTTGTCGCATGATCCCCCGACATCATGGACTCAGATAGCGCTGCTTCACGCGCCCAATAATAGTATAAGCCTAATGCACATAGTAACCCCCCAATCACTATGCCCCCAGCTTGCCAATA